CGGCGGCCGCCGCGCCCGTCGCCGCCGCGCCGCCGCCGGTCATCGCTGCGAAAACCGTCCCGACCATTTCCATCAGACCACCACGCTCTTGGTTACGGACCGGACCGTCAGGTGCCCGGGGTGCAGTTGCGTTACGGTCAGCTTGCCGTGATCGGTGAAGCCGTGCATCCCGTCCGCTTCCACCTTGCCGCTCACCGGCTGCGCCAGCGGGCCGGCATCGGTCAGGAAGTCGCGGTTCGGGTGCAGCGAAACCTCGATCGCCTGGCCGCCGTTGACGGCGATCGCCAGGCTGGTCGTGCCGAGCACCGACAGTTCGGCGCGGTGCACGCGCTTCAGGCGCGGCATGCGCGCGCGCGTCTCTTCCGTCAGCGACACTTCCGGGTCGGTCGCGAAGGGCGCCATCCATGTTCCGACACGCGCCGCCGGCGCTGCGTCGGGCAGCGTGATCTGGCCGCCCGAAACGGTGTACGGCCCGTAGGCGCTGTCGTTGGCGATGGCATAGACCTGGCGGCCGTTGAACCGCTCCAGACCGGCAAACGTCGCGGTCGGCGCCACCGGCGAGATCTCGATCGCCTCGTCCAGCAGCTTGCCGGGGTCGTCGCGCTCGAGGCGGAGATCCGTCGAGCCCGGATGCCGGGCCAGCATCCACGTCTGGTTGGCGTGGTCGACGGCCAGCGACACGACCTGGCCGTCATAGCGCCATGGCGCGAAGCCGCTCACCTCCTGCGACTTCATGATCGTCAGCGCCGTGATCGAACCGTCGGCGTTGACGGTGAGGATCAGGTCCGTGTCGACCGCCCCGACGGCGCGGCGGCGGTCCATGTCGACCGGGGAGACGATCAGATGCGCCGACAGCACCGACGCATTGTCCCCCATATAGGTCTCGTCGACGGCCGAATAGGTCAGCTGCCGCAGCGACGTGCCGTTCGCCTGGATGTAGTAGATCGTGTTGTCGGCGGTCACCGGCGCCACCGCCTGGCGCACGCCGGGCGCATCGGTCAGGCCGAAGCGCGGCACGGCCTCGGCCGAAAGCGTCTGGTCCTTCAGGTAGGCGATCTGGCGGTCGCCGAGGAACAGCAGCGTGCGCGACACGACCAGGTCGTAGATCCCGGTGTTCTCCGAATTGTCGATCTCGTAGGAGAACGCCCCGGTCGCGATGTCGAGCTCGGTGTTGAGGTCGAAGGGCGAGCCGGTCATCGACGCCAGCATGGTGTTCGGGCTCGATTTCAGGCCGGCCATGATCAGGCGCTGCTGGGCAAAGCGGCCGACAGCCGGCCAGCCGCGCGCATCGGAGATGATCGGCTCGCCGGCGGCGCGCCCGTTCTGGATGACGCGCACCCGCGCATAGCCGTCGGTGTCGAGCGCCGTGGCGGTCAGCGTCGGCCAGTCGCGATTGGCGTTGCCGTCGCCGGTGAAGGTGATGCGGTAGGTTTCGGCCGAGGGGTTCGGTGCGATGACGGTCAGGCCGGGGCCGACATTGGGCAGCGCCTCCAGGGCGGACTTGATGGCGGCCGCTGTATCGGCCTGGGCGGCCGCGCGCGCGATCGCCGCCGTCGCCAGCCCCTCCAGCGTCAGGTCGAAGGCCTCGCCCACGGCGATGTCGTAGAGCGAGACCTCCTGCACCTCGTCGAGGCCGTTGCCATAGATGCCGCCATAGTCGACGATCGGGATATTGTCGAAGTCGAGATAGTCGCCGCTCCATTCCCGCGACGAAGACAGCCGCCGGATGATCATCGGGTGCATGTCGGCGTGGAAAGCCAGGATGGTGTCGTAGCGCGGCTCCAGCTTCACGGCCCGCAACAGTCCCTCCGTGATCGTGGTCGGGATGGCGCAGCGCCAGGCGCCGCCCTCGTAGACGTCGATGTTGCCGTCGGTGATGACCAACTGGTGCGGGTTGCCGCCCTCGGCCGCCCATCGCCGTACGATCCCGTCGCCGGCTTCGCCCTCGATCTGCATGCGCATGGCCGACAGGAAGACCGCGCCGGAAGCGCCGGTCGTGGCGTCGATCGACACGCGGAACCGGTGCGCGAAATGTCCGGCGTGGCCGGGCGGGCCGCTGGCGATCCGGCGTTTCAGATGCGTCCGCGAGATCTGCCGGCGGGCGCCGAAGATCTGCCAGGCCGCGCCGTCCCACCATTCCGCGACGAGCGCCTGGTCGTTGCCCGTCCCTTCGATCGATAGGCCGAGGAGGTCGATGGCCTGCACCCGTGCGGCGGCGGGGAAGGAGACATGGAACAGCACATGGCGGCTTCCGGCCACGGCGGATGTGGTGATGCCGGTGCCCGCCACCAGCTCGTCCGGGGTGCCGCCGTTCGGCGTCAGCACCATCTCGCCCGAAACCTCGTAGGCGATGAGCCGGCGCCGGGCGCGGCCGTAGTCGGTGGTCGAGCCGCGCAGCGTGTAGCCGCCGGCGGGCAGCAGCACGATATTGCGCGCGTCGGACAGGCTGGCGCCGACGAACTTCGTGTCGCGGCGCTCGACGACGTGCGGGTCGAGGACGCCGTAGCTGTGCGAAGCCTGGACGGTGGTGAGGCGCGCCATCGCTACCAGCCATACCGGGCGTCGGTGGATGACCAGCCATTGTCGTGCGCGTCGGTCAGCGGGTTGCGGCCACCGGCCGGCGTCGGCGATGTCTGCGCCTGCGCGTCCAGGTCGGCCGAAACCTTGAACTGGCCGCCTTCGCCCTGCATTTCCGGCACGCCATAGGCGTCGCGGCGCAGCGCGTTGCGAAGCTGCGGGTCCTCGCGGACCTCGAGCGCGTATTCTGCCGACAGCGCCAACACCACGAGCTCGCGGAAATGGCCCGGCCAGTCGATGACGGGCGGCTTCACCTGGTACTCGGCGAACAGGGTCCACGCGTCGGCAAGGACGCGGTCGCCGGCCAGCTGCAGGCGCTGCACGGGGCGGTCGCTGCTGGCGCTGTCGAAATAGGCGCGGGGAAGCGCAAGGCGGTCGGGGGGCAGCATGAAGGCCGACCGCCATCCGAGCGTCTGTTCCACGTCGAGCCGCGACAGGCCGGCGAAGCGGCGGGTGAAGTGCCACGGATATTTCGAGAGAAGATCCTCGAGCACGCTGTCCAGCGTCGCCACGACCTCGATGCCGGCCGGGCCGGGCTCCAGTTCCGACTGGATCGCCCTGCAGCCGATGCGCGCCAGCGCGCGGTTGATGATGGTGACGCGGTCCATGGGTGCTCCAGGAGGGCCGGGACGGCTGGACGCCGCCCCGGTCTTGCGGCTTAGGTGTAGTCGGCCTCGGCGACGGTGACGGCCGTGCCGGTGTTGGCCGTGACGATGTAGTCCTTGGCCTTCGGCGTGCCGCCCATGACGAGGGTGCAGAAGATCCGCTCGCCCACCTTCATGATGCCGGCCAGGCTGTCGAAATAGCCGGCCGTCTCCACGGCCGCCTCGTCTTCCGACGTGATCAACCGCCAGTCCTGCAGCTGCACGACGGTCGCGCCGCTGCCGTAGCTCGTGCCGGCGCCGAAGCGGCGGATGGTGCCGACATTGCCGGTCCCGATCTTTCTCATGGTCTTTCGTGCTCCAGTTGAGGGGAACCGCCGGCGCCTTACGGCGTCGGCAGCGAGATGTCGGCGGCGACGTACTTGGCGCGGACGGGGACGCAGCCGGCGGGGAGGATGAGCTTGGAGCCGATGCGCATGCGCATGTTGTGCGTCCAGCAGTCCTTCCGGTTGTCCCAATCCACGTTGCCGGTGAGCTCGCGGACATAGCCGAAGCCGATCGACGACCGGTGCCACATCAGGCACGTCGCCTGCGTGTCGCTGTCGCCGACACGGATCGTGCCGTCCGAGAGGTGGAAGATGTGGATGCCGTGCACGGTCTTGGCGAGCGCGCCCGTCTTCATCGGCAGGTCCGGCCCCTGGTAGTCGGCATTGGCGATGCGCTTGTCGCCGATGAGCTGCGACCAGGACACGCTGTCGACGGCGAAGAACAGGTCGCCGTCCGCGACCGGCACTTCCGCCGCCATCAGGGACTGCTTCGCCTTGATCATCGTGTCGAAGCTCATCAGCGTGGCGTAGGCGCCGACGGCCGTGGTGGTGGTGGCCTTCAGCGCGCGCACGATCGTCTTGTCGTGGACGCGGCCGAGTGCCATCGCCGAGCGCTTCGCGACCGCCTGCTGGCGGTTCACCGTCATCTGGTCGAGGTCGTCCTCGTAGACCTCCTCGAAGGCGCGGCTCTTCTTCGTGTCGATCGCGACCGTGGTGTCGTTGGCGTTGATCGGCTTCGCTTCGTCGCCGCGCTGGACGTCCTCTTCCGCGTCGCCGACGCCGAAGATCGGGAACCACATCTTCTCGCCGGTGATCTTCTCCGGCGGCGTGGTCGTGTTGCGCAGCGCGAAGCCGGCGCTCTGGTACTGGTGGAGCGCGTCGGATTTCCACTGCTGCACGTAATGATTGGGTGCTGTCTGCGACATCTCTGTCCCCGTTGTTGCGATGGTCGAGTTCGCGGGGGTCGAGTGCCGGGAAGGGTTGCGGGCTTAGCCGTGAGGCCAGGTGCCGCGCCTTGCCGGGTCCATCCACCGGATGGCCGGCAAAGCTAAGGGCGGTTTCAACCTGTTACGGTTTTCAGGTCGAAGGATAGAGCTGCCGGAACATCCGGCGCGTCTCCTCGGCGAAGGCCGGGTCGTACTTGTCATGCCGGGTGCTGTCGTTGCGCGGATCGGCCGTACGAGCGTCCAGCATCTCCTTTGTCACGCCTCCGGGCGTCGCTGCGCCGCCGCCGGCGCTCACGCTCTGCACCATGCCGGATCGCATGAGCTGTTCGACCACGCGCACGCCGGGCGCCGACATGGTCAGCAGCCGCAGCTCCTGCTTCATCTGGTCATCGAAGCCCCTGCCGCCGTCCAGCTGCTTGATCCACGTCTCGGCCAGCGCCAGGCGCTCGCCGCCCTTCGCCTGCTTCTCGGCCGGCGATCCCTTGTAGCCGGTCGGCGCCAGCTCCTCGAGCAGGCCTGCGCTGTCGAACGGCTTCTCGATGATGCCCTTCTCGATCAGATGGTCGAAGAACTTCGGGATCGCATCGATCTGCTGCTGCGTATAGCCGTGCTCGTGGGCGATCGTGGCGAAGGCCTTGACCGCCTGGTCGTCGCTGGCGATCCCGCCCTTGCCCTTCACCGCGTCCGACCAGTTGAAGGTGCGGGAATGGCAGGCTTGCCCTTGGCGATCTCGCTGCGGGCGCCCGTGTAAGCGGTGAACAGCTTGTCGATCGTCTCCTGGTCGCTGCCGCCGGCCAGATGCTCGGCGAGGCCCTGCGGGCGATACGGTCCGCCTGGCGCCGCCGGCGCGGCTGGCAATGCCGGCTGCTGGGTGGGCGGCGGGGAAGCGAAGGCTCCCGTCCCGTCCTTGGCGGTGATTTCCGGCGTGGGTTCCACGCCGTGGCTCTTTTGTTCCGTCGTCATGCCTCGTCTCCGGTGTCGTTGTCCGCCTGGGCGATCGCCGCCTCGATCGACCGCACGAAGCGGCATTGCGCGTCATGCGCGATCACCAGGGGCGTGATCGCGTCCAGCGACAGCATCGCCTCGGCGGGGTAGGGCGCTGTGTCGATCGTCATCTCGCGCATGATCGCCAGGCACTTTCGCCCGGCGTCCGTCGCGAATGTGTCGCGGAAGATGTTGGCCTCGCGCTTCATCCGGCGCGTGCTCTCGGCGCGCTGTTTCTGCAGCGCCTGCGGCGAGGTGTCGTCCAGGCCGAACAGGCCGGCGAGCTGGTCGATGACGCCGCCGGCCGTATCGTGGCCGTCGATGCGCTTCAGCTCTTCGTCGGGATCGATCCCGTGCGGGTCTCTCTTGGTCATGGCCTCATGTCCGGTTGGTCTAGGGTGCGGTGAGTGCTCCGGGCGGGGGCGCGGCGGGCTGGGAAGGGGCGGGGGCCTGCTGCTGCGCCGACGCGATCATCGCGGCGACGGCCTGCTGGATCTGCTTTTTGTCGGCGTCGGAACGGATGTAGCGCTCGGTCACGCCGAGCTTTCGGCCGATGTCGCCGAAGATGTCCTCGATCCGGCTCGTCATCATCATCAGCTCCGGCCCGCCGAGCGAAAGCTGGATCTGCAGCCACTCGACGATCGACGACACGTCCTGCGCCTGCTGCAGCTTGGCGATCGGCGACACGACCTCCACGCGCAGCAACAGCTGGTCGATCTTCAGCCGCGTCTTGATCAGGCCGCGCCGGTACAGCACGTCGATTACGCGCTGCACCAGCGGCCGCACGATCTCGAGCACCAGGCGGGCATAGGCGCCCGACAGGTCCGCCGACAGCCGTTTCATGCGCTCGACGATCTCGGTGGCCGAGCGCACGGCGCCACTGTCGGGCGGCAGCGTGTCGTCCAGCATGATCTGCTTCAGCGCCTCGCGCAGGTCCTGCAGGATGATGTTGGAGATGTCGAACCGGCCGGGCACCTCCAGCCGCTGCACCGACGCGCCCATGTTGCCGCCCGTCGATCCGACAGCCCACATACGCCCCGGCGCCATGACGGCCGTCTTCGGGTTGAACACCCGGTCGTTCTTGTAGATCCACAGGCCGAGGATCGCGAAGGCTGCGGCCTTGATCGTCAGCTCGGTCACCTTGTTGAGCGTCTTGGCGGTCGGCAGGCCCATCAGGCCGGGGCCGCGCCCCATCGCCTCGCCGGGCACCTTGTAGAAGCGCGGCGTCAGCCACGGGCAGGTGTTCTCCTGGGCGCTGGCGATCGGCCCCTCGTCGCAATGGTCTGGCCGGAAGGCGACGAAGCTCCACTGGCCGGACGCCTCGTCGTACTCGCTCGCCTGCAGGATGCGGACCTCAGTGTCCGGCTCCTTGTCGATGATCTTCTGCAGCTTGGGCGAGATCGTCGCGCCTCGCCACAGCGCCGGGATGTTCTCGGCCCGGTAGGCCTTGTCCCAGTAGATGCCGTTGACGCGGCCGAACCCGTCCTCCCGCAAGGCCAGCTCGTAGATCGGCACGGAAACGAAGCGCATGATGTCGCGCTCGCTTTCCGGCATCAGCATCGCGCCGGTGCCGCCGAACAGGTCGAGATACATCTCGCCGGCGGCGACCGCGAACTCGGCGCCCTCCAGCACCGACTGCACCTGCTTGGTGATCTCGGCCAGGTCCTCCTCGGTCGCCTTCTTCGCGTCTCCCTTCAGGTCGAGATACGGACCGATCTTCAGCTCGAAGAAGCTCTGGAACGCCGGGGTGACGTCTTGGCTCATCCGGCCGGCAAAGCGGAACGCCGCCTTCGGCGCGGTGCCGTCATAGATCCGCTCGTTGCGACCCGTGGTCGAGGCCGCGCGCGTGGCCGACGTCGCCCGGTAGGGCAGGACGTATTCGTACAGCTCGTCTAGCAGCTGCTTGTGCGAGCGGCTGGCCTCGTAAGCCGAAGCGCTGGCCTTGGCCGTGCGCTTCAGCTCGGCCGTCCTGGCCTTCTGCTCGTCGGTCCCCTTGCCGGCCATCAGCCGCCCAACGTCGGCTTGCGGGTATCGTCGCGGTAGGCCAGCGCCTTGCGCAGCGAGCCGGCGCGGGACGCCAGCGCGACCTTGCTCTCGGCCTCCGCGTCGGCACGGTTTGCTGCAACGTAGCGATCGCGCTGCATGGCCTTCTCGGCCTCGGTCGGGCCGGCCGGGGCGGATTTGCCGCCGCCGAAGAGTTTGTCCATGGAAGCCTCCCTGGATGGCGGGCGACACACTAGGCGCGCCGGCAACCTGTTACGGTTTTCGCCTCTCACGCCACCGGCAGCAGCGAGCGCCGCAACCAGGTGCGGATCGACGTGCCGGGCAGGTGTTCGTCGAGCGGATCGAAACCCGCCAGCAGCGCCAGGCGCCGGCCGGCCGTGTTGGTGTCGTCGATCCGCGCGATGATGATCTTCTCGGGATAGACGCCGAGCGTGCGTGTAAGCAGTTCCTTCAGCGCGGCCGCTGGCGGGCGGCGGGGCATCATCAGCCACGCCTCCAGCACCCCTGGCGCGAACGGCCAGAGGCCGCACAGCAGGACCGGCTCGTCGCCGCGCCACAACGTCCAGCTCGGCCCGCCGAGTATCTGCACCGCAGCCCAGCGGAAACCCCTCTGGCCCCTGCCTGGGAACATCGCCGCATAGTCGGACAGCCGGGCAGGCCGGAACTCCATCACGTGCTCCAGACATTGAAGTCCGTCTTCATCTGCACGCTGCCCGGGCCGTCGTCGTCTTCGCCCCGGCCGGGTGCCTTGAACGCATCGCCCCGTCCGCCCATCAGTTCGCCGCGTTCCACGCCGGCCAGCCCGACCAGGTCGAGCACGACGTACTGGAGCGCATCGTGCGGATTGGAGAACTCGTTCTTCTCCGGCTTCGGCTCGGTGCCCGCGTCGGTGCCGCGCCGCTTCCGGTAGCGGTAGTGGCTGTTGAAGCCCTTGCGGATCATCTTGGCTTTGCGCGACACTTTCAGCGCCGGCCGCCCGTCGGGCAGGCGATACCGCAGCAGCTGGCGCACGCCGTCCTGGCGCGGGTGCAGCTCGTTCGTCTCGGCGGGGAAGATCACGATGTCCATGACGGCGCCGACCGTCTCGAACATCGACTGGTCGCCGAACTCCTCGTCGCTGCCGTCGAAGCCGCGCGGATCGCCAGTGGCGCGCGCCACGCGGTATCCGCGGTACTCGGTTTCCAGCAGCAGCCGGCATCCGCGACCGAAGCCGGTCGGCCCGATCCGGCCGGGGCAATACTCGTCCAGGATCAGCAACTGGCCGTCGGGCAGGAATTGCGTCACCACCATCGCCGGCCCGCGCACGCCCTGGTCGAAGCCGAGCCGCAAGGGCAGGCCGGGGATCGGCGCCAGGTCGCGATCGTCGTCGCAATGCAGCGTGTCGTCATACTCGGTGTAGACCGGCTCGCCCTCGCGGCTGAACCCCTTCAGCCCGTCGACCATCCGCCGCACCCAATCCTTCCGGTGCGCGTTCTGCAGGGCCATCTTCTCGTATGTCTCGCGCGAGATCGCCTCGCGGTTCTCGCCGTGCGGTCCTCGGCCCGATGGCTGGCGGTAGAGCTTGTGTCCCTCCGGCCGCTTCTCCTCGAAGACGTCATAGATCCAGTTCTCCGGATCGGCCGGGTTAAGGTCGCCCGTCACGCCGGTGTAGTAGTTCGTCCCCGGCTCGAAGAACCGCTTCGGCGGGAAGCGCTGCTGCAGCGCGCGGCCGATCAAGTAGGGCAGGACATCCTGGCTCTGCTGGTCGGCCTCGCCCATGTTCGCCGTCGTGAACTCGATGCCGCGCAGCGCCGCGTCGACATCCTGGTCCTGGATCGCCTGGAACACGATCTCGAAGTGGATGAAGCTGCCGTCGGCCTGCTCGAAGGTCAGCTGGTGGGTCGCCTTGCGGTTCTCGCCGCCGGTCCAGTTCCCGACGTCCGGCCCGAACCAGCCCCACCAGCTCTTGATCGTAGTGCCCCACAGGTTCGCGTAGGTGTCGCGGACCTCGATATGGCGGTGCAGGCGATGGCCGGCATAGGGGCCGCGCGTGCATTTCGGCATCTCGGCGGCCAGTGTCAGCTTGTCGAAAAAGTTGAGGTTGGTCTTGCCCGACCCGATCGGACCGTGCAGGAAACGGACGCTGTTCGCGCGGTCGCGCATCATCATCGTCGCGACGGGACCGGGCGGCGTGTATTCGCGGATGTCCATCTTGGAATGCGCGGCCTCGCGGTAGAGCCGCAGGACTTCGGTGTCCGCGCTCATCGGGCGAAGCCCTCCCCCGACCCCGGAAGGCTGGAGCCAGGTTTCACCCGCACGCCGAATCCGGAAACCGTTTTGACGGCTGAAAACCGCACGGGCTTCAGGATGTGCTCCATGGCCGCGCGGTTTCGAGGATACCCCCCGGCCGGCCTGCTGGCTGCGAGGAGGGCACCCCTCCGGACGGATCGGCCTGCCCGGCCGGGCTGGACCTGCTGATTTCTAATCATCGGCTCTGACCTCCAATAGCGCTGTCAAAACAATCACTTGGCATCGTCGTGAGGCGCGCTGTCGTGAGGCGCGCCATCGCCGTCGTTGATTTCATTGAGGTTTTCGGCGTCGATGATGCGTGTCGCCTCGGCCGCGTTGGCCGCCACTAGGCGCAGGTCGAGCCCGATCGTGCGGGCGTCGACCGGGCCGCCGGCGTTGATGACCAGCATGCCGGCATTGGCGCCCTGCACCTGGATCGCCGTAGGCAGCTTCTGCTCCAGGTACGGCGCCAGGTCGGACATCACCTTGCGATGATACTCGGCCGCGTCGATCAGCTTGCACTGCAGCGTCCTGGCGATGACGTCGATGGGCGTCGCGACGATCTCGATCATGCGCAGCACCGGGTTGCCGCCCATCGCCGTCGCCCATTCGGCCAGGTCGCGGGTGCGGCGGTTGAGGCTTCCCCTCGGTCTCCCCGGCCCCGATCGGTGCAGTTCGCCCGCCGGCGTCACGATCGTGCCGAAGACGCTGCGGTCGGCCGAGAACAGCGCCAGCTGCTCGTCCGCCGCCTTTTCCGCCGCCGCCGCACGCCCCTGGACAATGTCGTCCGCCGCCTTGTCGAGCTGCAGCGCGTCCTTCAACCCGCCATCAGGCTTGCCGGCCATTTTCGCCCCCGTTGTTTATTCTGGAACCGTGGAACCGCGCTGGAACCGCGCGCCGAAGCGACTCAATCCATTGATATTCCTTATGGATATATCCCTCTGGAACCATGGAACCGTGGAACGAACATTCCCGCGTATGCGCGCGCGAGCACACACATAGAGGCGATATCCGGTTCCACGGTTCCACGGTTTCACTTTTCGATTTCATCAACGATATCATCGGCTTATGCCATGTATCGTCTGGAACCGGTCCGGTTCCACGGTTCCACCCGCACCCGAAGGCCACGGAAAAACTTCTCTGGAGACTATGGGTCCGGGTGCAAGGTGTTACGGTTTTCGGGCGCCGGGTCGGGGTGCGGGTCTTCGCCGCCGGCGCGTGGGGCCAGGGGCAGGCGGCGCCGGCCTGCCGGCCGGCATGGTTTTCCCGGGCCTGACACCTGTCACACGCGCCGCCCGGCCGAGGCAGGCCTCGGACGGGCTCCATTGGTCCTGGTCGACGTCGCAGGCGGAGAATGGGCGGTGGCCCTCCATCGCGGCGTGTACACGGGCAGCGCCTCATGGCTGTGCATCCTCGTCGCTGGCGATGATGTCCTTCAGGGCGAAGGCGATGCCCTTCTTCTTCTCGGCGTTGATGCGGGCGCTGGCCTCGCGCCAGATCTCGGGCGGCGCCTGGCGAAGCGCGCCGGCCCATGTGCCGGCCGAAAGCTCGCCCTGCCATTTGCTGTCCTTGAACAGCTCGTGCAGCAGCGGGTGCTGGTTTGGCACCAGCAGCGAGAAATGCTCCTCGGCCGTGGTCGGCTTGGTGATCGTCAGCCCGGTCTGCTCGAGCAGCTTTCGCGCGGCCGTGTAGCCGAGCGCGTCGGGGTTCTTGAAGCCTTCCCAGAACTCGGCGATGACCTCGCCCACCGTGTGCCGCGTGCCGCCGCGCCAGGCCTCGATCCGCTTCGACAGCAGATGCGACAGGCATAGCCGCCAGTTCTCGGTCGCGTCCTCGTATTCCCACAGCGTCGAGGCCTCCAGCAGCGGCCGCCAGCGCTCGAAGTTCTCGGCATTCGGCCCGATCTCCAGGCCGAGCGCTTCCGCGTCGTGGTCGATCACCAGGTCCGCCACGGCCATCAGCGTGCCGAACGTGTCCTGGCCGCGTCCGTCGTGCCCGCAGCCGGCCAGGAACTCGCGCCAGGCGGCAAACGTCGCCGGCCAGCGGTGCCAGTTGTCCATCAGCCTGCGCAGCATCTTGCGGCCCAGCTCCGCCAGCTCGTCGTCGGGGATCACCGGCTTGGCCTTGCCGGGCTGCAGTCGGGAAAGCCGGAGGATCGCCATGCGCGACAGGTCCTGCGGGTCCAGCGGCGGCGTGTTGATGGACGAGAACAGGAACGACGATCGCCCCTGGAACTCGGTGCCCTTGTGGTTGTCGCCGCCGCGCATCATCGGCGCGCCGCTGGCCGAAAGCCGCGCCAGCTCGATCACCGCCTTCTGCTTGCGCGTGTCGGCCTTGGCCTCGAACTCGTCGACCGCGACGGGCAGGCAATCGAACTGCAGGCGCTGCCAGATGCCGGCGGCCGTGGTGTCGGCGCTCTGCACCAGCCACGCGCCCTGCAGCGCCTTCAGGTCGCGCTGCAGGCTGGATTTGCCGGTGGCCTTGTCGCCGAGGATGAAGCCGGCCGGCCGCCAGTCCAGGGCGCCGCCCAGCATGCCGACGCCGATCTGGCCGATCAGCAGCACGGGGTCGAGCTCCGGGCGCACCCATTGCCAGGTCTGGAAATGCGGGTGCAGCCGCAACGCCGGTCCCGGCTTCCCGGCCAGGCTCACGGGCCACGGCCGCGCGATCGGCGGCCGGGTCGGGTAGACGCTGCCCTCGAGCTCGCCGAGGCTTTCCTCGCCGGCGGCGGAAAACAGCCGGTCGCCGCAATGGATGATCAGGCGGCCGTCGCGGCCGCGCCAGGTGCCACGGCCGCGCACGCGGTCGGCGCTGTTCCACGGTCCCTTGCGCGCGCATGCGCCGGTCAGCGTCTCGCGCACCTTCTCCGGCCGCCAGCTGGTGACGTCGCCGTCCTTGTTCTTCTTCGGCCAGGCCCAGTAGAGATACAGGTGCCGGCCCATGAACAGCGCGTTGATGCCGGCCTGGCTCAACTCGCTGTCCTTCAGCGCGCGCATCTGGCCGATCGTGTCCAGGAAGAAGAACATGCCGTTGTCCGTGCCGAGCGGCAGCACCGGGCAGTCCGGTGGCAGGCCGTATTCGTCGGGCTTCCATTCGCCAGGGCGCATGCCGTCGCGGTGGTGGCCGGGGGTCGGGTCGTCGAAGCCGAGCGACAGCCGGGCGTCGCCGCCCTCGGCCTCCTTGATCGCGGCGGCGACGTCGTCGAGCGTGCCTGCCGGCGAAACCGCTCTGGCATCGCTCGTGGACGACACGACGCGCAGGCCGGGCTTGCGCCCCGCCTGTTTCGCGGACGATCTGGGCTGTCGCGGCGCATACGGGTCGTATGCGCCGTCGTCGTCGTCACCGGACATGCTGACTGCTTCTGCTTACTTGGCCTTGCCGGCCTTCTTCTTCGGCTCGGCCGCTTCGGCCGTCGCATCCTCGGCCGGCTTCTCCTGGGCGGCTGGCTTGGGGGCGGAGAACGTGCCGCCGCTTTCGGCGATCGCCGCGTCCATCGCCTCCTGGCCAGCCTTGGTGCGGCTGGCGACGTCGTCGGGTTGGCTGGTCATGGGCTCTCTCGCTCGTTCGCTGGGTTGGAAGGCCGCGCGCGGCAGAATGGCGGTGAACCATTCCTCGTCGACGTTCGATCGGTACTCGATCCTGGACTGTGCGGCCGTCTGCCGCTGCCCGTCGATCAACACTGCGGTGACGTGGGGTCCGTCGCCGGCCGTCGTGCAAATGGTGATCTCGACGAGTTCGCCGGCGCCGGCAGCTTCGGCGCCGGGCGGTGCAGAAACAGCGGTCCCTTGTGCGGCCGCACCTTCTCCAGCTGCATGCTGCGTCGCTTCCTGGCTTTCACGGGCGTTCTCCTGGTCGGGCTGGTGGAAGGGGTTCAGCGCTTCCGCCACGGCGCGGAAGGTCAGGTAGTAGGCTTGGATCTGCTCGGGGGCGTCGCGGAGGGAGGGCCACGGGAACCGTTTGCCGTCGAGGGCCGCATGATGGCGCGCCAGCGTCTCGGCCGGCGGAAACTGGTGCTGGCGCAGATAGTCGAGCAGCCTCGGCGCTCGTCTCGCCAAACTCTCAAAGTTTTCGGCGGACAAATCGCCGGCGATGCCGCCGCTGGCGCCCATATGCGCCGCGAACGCGATCTTGCTGTGCTGCATGGTCAGTCTCCCTTGATCAGGTCGTTGAAGTCCTTGCCGCGCGGGCTGCGCGCGACGCTCACGGTGCGGCCGCTGGCGCGCAATGCCGCCAGCGCCGCCTCGAGCTCTGCCATCGCCTGGGGCTTGCCCCAGTCGTTGTCGGCGGCCACGATCACGCTGCCCACGCAGGGCAGGATCGGCACATGCCGCAGATTTCCCAGCGTCAGCGCCGCCCACACGCGGTAGTCGGGCAGCGCCAGCGACAGCGTCAGCGCGTCCTCGATCCCCTCGGCCAGGATCAGCGGGCCGGTGCGGCCCTGGCGGCCGGCCTCTTCCGGCGTCAGATTGCCGGCGCCCTTGGCGATGCGCACCACGGCTCCCTGCCAGCCGGCCGGCCAGATCTTGCGCGGCTTGTTGTCCCCGGGCAGCGCGGCCTTGTCGCCGCCGTCCGGCCGCAACCAGGTGCGGTGCACGGCGCGCGGCCTGGCGTCCGGCCCGGTCGCCAGCGCGATCATGCAGGGCAGGCCCTCGATCACCTCGCCGTCGCTGGTATGGTAGTCGTGGGTGGGTAGCAGGCGCACGGCGCCGGGCAGGTGGCGGCCCTTGTCCAGCCAGTCGCGCACCAGGTCGAGCCCGCGCGACCGCCAGTACCGGTCGACGATCGAGCCGGGAAACGTCGCCGGCGTCAGCTTCTCCGCCTTCAGCCACAGCGCAAAGGCGCCGCCGGCGTTCTTCTCGCGGCGGATCGCCTCGGCCTCGGCCTCGCGCGCCATGCGCTCGGCGCGCGCCTGGCGCCGCTTCTCCAGCTCGGCCGCGCTCAACGGCTTGGCCTTGCCGCCCACCTCGGCCATGCCCAGCAGCTTCAGGCACTCGCGCCGCGTCTCGGCCATGTCGGGCAGGCGGCGGCAATACTGCACCAGGCGCACGATGTCGCCCTCGTCGACGCCCCGTATGCCGGCCTCGTCGCGCCAGGCGCCCCGCGCCGAGCCGGTCAGCAGCACCCAGAACGAGCCCGCATGCACGTCGTCGCGCGTCGGGTTGCGGCCGATCCAGTATTTGCCCTTGCGCCTGCCGTCGGGCACCAGCTGCGCGCACACGCCCTCGATGTCGTCCAGCAGCCGGTCACGGATCTCCTCGAAGCGCATCGCGGTCATGGCTTCGGCTCGCGCGGCTGGCGCCCGGCCGCCGTGTCGCGCGCATCGTGCAGCGTGCGGTAAACGGCGTCCTCGCGAACGGTGAGCAGGTCGGCGATCGCCTTGGTGTCGAAATAGCCGGATGCCCACAGCACGACGGCCGCCATCGCCTTGTCGCCGGTGAGGTAGCCGCTCACAGCATCGCCTCCAGCCGGGTCAGCAGGTCGTCGATCGCCGGCCGGTCGCGCGCGTCCTCGATCACGCGGCACGCGTCGGACACCGCCTTGCGCGGCCGCCCCAGCGTGCGCGCCAGCGCGCTGCGCCGCGCGTCCAGCGCCACCACGGCCAGGTAGATCGTCACCAGCCGGGCAAAGCCGATCGGCGACGATCGCGGCCGCCTCGGCCGGCTTCCATGCTGGCGCCCGGTGATGTCGTCCTCGGCCAGGCCGGTTACCGACGCCACCACGGTCACCGCGCGCATGTACCGCGCCCGGGCGCGGGTCATGTCGCAGTTGCGTTCTCGTCGCGCGCGTCGGCTCCACATCATGCAGTCCTGTTGGTCGGCCGCCCGGCCGGGAGGAGGAGGAGGCCGGGCGGCCTGGGACCGTGCCGGGGAGGAGGTCGGCACGGGATCGCAATGCAACACGCAACGAACTAGGGGGTATGGCCGGCGGCCAGGCGGGACAGGTCGGCGCGACGCCATTCCAGCTCAGCCGCCAGGTCGCCGGGCAAAAACCCGTGAGCGTCCCGCACGCGGAGCAATGCCGCGATGCGACATTTGACGAAGCCGATGCCGCTCCACAGCTGATGGCGGATGAGCATGCCGATGATCTGTTGGTCGTACTCCAGCACGACGGCGTCGGGCACCTGCAGCAGCAGTCCGGCGCGCTCCCCGTTGGACGTGGCGTCGCGCAGCTGGTCGACGATCGGCGTCTCTGGGCTCACGTCACGCCTCCCCGCGCTGGCGCCGCTTCGGACACACGTCGCGGTTCTTGGAAGCCCACACGCTCATCGCGCCTTCGGTCTTGCCGATCGCGCCGGCGATCTCCCTTACGCCCTTGCCCTCGGCCCAAAGCGTGCGGATCGTCTCGACCGGATAGCCGCCGCCCTGGGCGGGTGCAGCGGGCGGGGAAGCGGGCGAGGGGGGGGTAGACGGGGCTGGCGCGGCCGCCGGTCGCGTGCCGTCGGCGATCTCCCTGGCGACCGTGCGCCACCCGTCCAGGATCGTCTGCACCCGGGGCAGGGGCAGGCCGATCGCCTCGGCGATGAACTCCGGCTCGCAATCGGCCAACAGGAACACCTTGCGCACCTGCTCGTCCAGCTCGGCGTCCATCGCCGGCTCGCCGCGCTCCTGCAGCACGCGGGCATGGTAGGCGGCGTCGAACAGCCGCCGCGCATATTCGCTGGTGCGGATGTTCAGCGGCGCCGCCCGCTTCGCCAGGTTCGCCGCCACCAGCGGCGTCACCGAAAAGCTGATCGTCTGCATCTGGGTCACGTCGCTTGCCTCCTCCGGGCGGCGCGGCATGCGTCGCCGATGTCCTTCACGGTGATGTCGCCGTGGCCGGGGCCGACGCGCAGCGTCAGCCGGCGGCGGTCCAGGTTGTCGGGGTCGGCGGCATAGGCCGCCTCCACCAGGTGCAGCCCGGTCCAGCCGCGTTCGCGCGCCTGGATCTTCACGCGGCCGATCATCGACGCGACGAACGTCTTCTCGTCGCGATAGTCGGGCGTGAACGGCACCGAGATCTCGATCATGCGTGCCCCGCCGCCTGGAAACCGCCCTTGCCCTCGGCGCAGGCGATGTTGGCCTCGATGTCGGCCACCACCTCGCGCATCTTGGCGGGCGAGAACGACACGCGGGCGAGCTCGTTGCCCTTCCGGTCGATGATGATCAGGTGCACATGCGGGCAGCCGCAATGGCCGATGCTGATGCCGGTGTCACGCGTTGCGGCCATCTTGTCTCTCCTGTTTCGGGGGTTTGGGCTGCGGCTCCGGCCATCCGGCCGCCGCGTCGCGCTGCAGCGCCGCCACCAGCTCGGCCTGCATGCGCAGGATCGCCCTGGCGCTGGCGAAATCGATCGGCGTCATGTCCCCACCTGCGGAAGGGTAGTGTTCAGCTGATAGCGGCTCACAAGGGATATGCCGGCGTCGTCGTGCCGCGCTGCGATCGCCTCGCAACACGGGACGCAGACATAAAATGTCATCACTTTCTGGTCGTCCCGGCACACTTCGGTCTGCGCCCTCACGCGCTGGCCGGATGGAATGGTGTGCCGGCAGATGACGCAGTCATGCGCCTTACGGACCACGAGCATCTTGTTCGACAGGATGACGACACTGGCATCGCGGTCACCATCGAACAGGCCGTAGGAGAGCACGTCGTCTTCCACACCTTTGAGCTTCATGCGTGCCTCCAGGGCTGACCGCCGGCGCGGATCGCGGCGCAGCACGCCGCGCACAGGCGCCGCGTCGTTATGCGGTTGCCGTCCTGGGGGTCGCGCCGGCTCTCGTAGCGCACCGTCTCGCCGGGCTGGATCGTCCGCTCGCAGGTGAAGCACGGGCTTTCCTTGCGCGCCTTCACCAGCCGGTTGGTCAGCTGCACGCTGCCGTCGCAGGTCAGGCGATAGTCCAGGGCAGGGTCAGGAAGCAGGTCCATCTGCCCCCCCCCTGAAGCGGCGGTTCGCCCGCATGGCGCCGGTCCAGCTCATGGGCTGTTCTCCGGCGCGTCGAGCGGCCAGCCGGTGTCCTCGGCTGGCGGTTGCTGCACCTTGGCGCGGAACGGAACGATTGTGCCGGCGGCGCCGAAGGCGACGAACTGGAAGCGGCCGCGCTCGAACAGCCACCATCCATCCTCGCGCGGGCAGGGCATGACAGGGCGGATCATGGCTTGGCCGCCTCGTCCGCGCGGTCCAGCCGCTCGATCTCGGCGATGATCAGCGCTGCCGCCTTCACCAGGTCGCGGCGCCGATCGGTCGGCTTCCACCAGTCGCGGTGCCACGGCCAGATGCCGGGCGGGGTCCGCAGCGCCGCGCTCTCGCGCGTTTCGTCCCAAAGGATCGCCGCGGCGACATAGCCCGCCGCCGCTTTGCCGAGCTCGAACTGGACGTAGCCGTCGTCGCGATCAGGGGTCCAGCCCTCGACGTCCTGCTGGCGCGCGCGCTCGTCGAGCACGTCGCGCGCGGCCTTGCAGCCGCATATGGCGTCGACGATAACGTCCACCGACATCTGCTGGAGAATGGTGAGCGTCCTTATGGGATCGTCGCTCATGGCTTGCGCCCCTTGCCGGACTCACGGCACCGTCGGCGCTTTCGCAGGAGGCGAGCGATGGAACCGAAGGACAGGCGGTTGAAGATCCTAGAGACGCTGATGAGCCAGTTGGTGGTCTTCACACTGGCCCAGCGGGCCATCCTGCTTGCCCAGCCGCCAGAGGACATGGCGGTTTCGGAGGCAATGGACGCCCTGCTCAAGGACGACCCGGACTTGTCGGGCGTCACGAGGGATGCGGTCGAGGAAGAGCTCTCCAAGCTGTTGCGGGCGCGGCAATAGCGGTACAGATCGACCAGCAAGGCTCCATCGTCGGACCGCTGCCAGCGCTCGGCGATGCGAGCGAGCTCGTGCGTGTGGTCGCCTCTCATGCCGCGCTCCTGTCGGCGACCAGGTCAGGGTGAAGCTCCATCAGATCGATCAGGAGATCGCGCTCGCGTGTCTCCAGGGCGCGCTGCATGGCGATGAGGGTTCGTGTTTGCGCGCCGTTCGCCCACCTGTAGGGTGTCGACGGCGCGATGCCCGCCTCCGCCGCGAGGCGGCTTAGCGGCACGCCGATCTTTGCGGCGCGTTCAGAAATCGCGGTGCCCGTGGGGACGGAATTGCGATTGTCCATTGCATCAAGTCTCGCGGTGTGTGCTTTAATGCAACTCCAATCTGATTTGCGTTCAGTGTGTCAAGAGTGTTCGTGCAAGTCGCTTCGGTTGTCCCCGCGCTGCATCCTCCGCCCTGCCCAGCAGGAGTTGGAAGGATGTCCAAGACCTCAAGTGAGGCGTCCCGCCTTCTGATCGAAACGCACCGCCAGTGGGTTCTCGATATCGGGATGAAGCTCGGCCTAGAGCCGACGCAGATTGCAAAGCATGTCGGACTGGCGGCATCGACACTGACCAGGCTGGTCAACAACAAAGACCATCCGCACGCGCTGACTTCGACGACCATAGACAAGATCGTCCGAAAACTTGGCGTTCCTCCGCCAATCTCTCCAGAGATGGCCGCGTTTCGAGCGGCAGTGCGGGATACTATTGCTGCGCTGCACCAGCAGGGCGTTCTGCAGCAGGGGACCCCCGACCAGGTGGCCGGTTCCGTCTTGGACACGGCCGACTGGCTGATGGAGAATGGAGAGGGTGACGATAGCCGTTTCAGCGTCGTCGTCTCCTTCGAAGCGGAGAGGCTGAAGCGGCGCCGATAGCGCGACTTGCATACGTCGATTGCTTTTAAGCAAATTGCACTTGCATTAAAACAACTCCTCAAGGATGCTGCCCTCGCACACTGATTTGCGAGGTGATCATGCAACCCGTCCTGAAAGCCGACGCCGTGGCGAGCCTGCTGGGCTATCGCTGCACCGCGTCGTTCCACAACAAGCGGGCCGCGCTGGAGGCCGCCGGCTTCCCGCGCAAGCTGCCCGGCATCAATGGCTGGTCCTCGGCCGCCATCCTGCGTTGGGTCGAGACCAGCGGCGAAGACAGCGGCCCGCCGGTGCCGCCGCCGCCCGCCGGCAATCCGCTCGAGGCGAGGTACGCGTCATGACCGCGCCGCTGCAGCCCACCATGGATAGCCTGCTCTCCCTGTCGCGCGGCGAACGCGAGCTGCTGGCGCTGCTGCTGCGCAGCCGCTGCTTCAAGGCGGCGCGCGGCGGCTATCGCTGCGCCGGCAAGCTCGTCACGCAGAAGGCCGCCGATCGGCTCGTCGCCGCCGGCGCCGCGCGCACGGCGGTCGGCCCGGCCGGCGCGATGGAGCTCGTGGCCACCGGCGCCGGCAAGGCCGTCCACGCCGTCCTGCAGGCGAGGAAGCAGAAATGAGCGCCACTGCCCCGTCCGGTCCGGCCGTCCTGCCCTGCGCGCCGCGTGTGGCGGTGCGTGTACACGGGTGCAAGGAGTGCGGCGGCAAGGTCGCCGGCAAGGCCGAGTTCTGCTGCTCCGGCTGCCGTCACGCCTTCAACAATCGCCGGCGCCAGCGCGGCGCCGAGCTCTACGACCTCTATATGGCGCACCGTTTCGAGCGCGATCTCGCCGGCGAGCTCGGCGTGTTCCAGGCCATCAACCGGCTGGCCTCGCAATTCCGCGAGGAGGACAAGGCGAAGAGGGAAGGGCGCAAGAGCTGGCGCAACCCGCGCGCCGTGCTCGAGGAGCGCCCCTACCTCAAGGCGATCGTGCGCCAGGAGCGTTTCGGCCGGGGGGCGTCGACATGATCGCGATGCTGATGGCGATCGCCGCGCTGGTCGCGCTCGCCGCCGTCCTGGTGCTGGGCTGCATCGCCGGCCTGCGCGCGCCGCGCCGCCACGGCTTCAGCGTCGACAGGAGCAAGCCATGAGCCGTCTGCCCCGCTGGTGGCTGTCGCTGATCCGTCTGCGCGGAACGGAAGCCGTCCAGGTCGTGCCGTCGCCGGCGCGTCCCGTCGTCTGGCCGGTCTACGAGTTCGCCGGCGTCAGCATCTGGCGCCAGGACGAGGAGCATGGCGAATGGCATGCGCTGGGTGAGACGGAAGCCAACGCGCTGCTCACCTGGTGCCAGGGCGTGCGCGCCCGGCGCGGCGCGTCCGAAACCGTCTTCACCTTCACGGCCGCTCGCCCCTGACGGCGGCGCCGAGCCCGGCGGGATGACACCCCTCCCGTCGCGTACCCGCCGGGCTGATCTTCACCCCTCCGCCGTCGAGTTTGGAAAGCGATGGCGGCACCTGGGCGGCGCGAATGCCGCCCTTCTTTTTGACAAGCCATCGAAACGGAGGCCATCATGATTTCTCTATCGGGCGAAGCCCGCAAGGCCGGCCGGCCGTCGCACCTGGCGGTGCGCCCCGCCGGAGCGCCTGCGGCGCGGGAGGCAAGACGAATGGGCCGCGTCGAGATCAACATTCCGCTCGTCACCTGGCGCGACGGCCGGCCGCGCTTCATCGCCTCGGCCGGCCATCGCGCGCTCGGCTTCCAGGGGCAGGATCTGCGCCACGGCCGCGACGGCCCGTGGTTCACGCTCGATGAGGCGATCGCCTGGTCGCGCGACAGGCGGGCGGAGATCGAGGCGCGGCGCCAGGCGCCGAAGGCGGCGAAGGCCGTCGCGCGCCGCAAGCGCACCGACGTTGTCACCGTCGCGACGGTCGTCGAGGCCTTCGTCGACAGCCCGCGCATGCGTGGCCTGCCGATCGTCGTCGGCAGGCGCCGGCGCGAGCCGCTGGCCGCCAACTCCATCCGCTCCTACAAGGGGTCGGCCAGGCTGCTCGAGCGCTTCGACGCCGGCGCGGTGTGGACGTCGCCGGCGGACGATCTCACCGGCGGGGCGCTCGGCGGCATCCTGCGCCGCGTCGAGGAGCTGCACGGCCTGGCGCAGACGCGGGCGCTGCGCGCGCTGCTGTCGGCGGCATGGAACCAGGGCCGGATCGACGGCAAGGTGACGCGCAATCCCGTCGCCGAGCTCGACGTGGTGCTGCCGGTGCTCGATCCCGATGTCCGCCCGGCGACCGTCGCCGAGGTCGAGGCGTTGACGATCGCCTTCGACGCGCTCGGCTATCCCGACGTCGCCGACGTGTTCCTGTTCGGCTGCTGGACAGGGCAGCGCCAGAACGATCGCCTGGATCTGCCGGCCGCCGCCGAGACGGCCGATGGCTTTCTTGTCCGGCCGTCGAAGAAGAAGAAGTCGCACGAACAGCTCCTGGTGCCGATCGCAGCCGTCCTGCGCGCCAGGCGCGCGGCCGCGTTGCAGCGCCGCAAGGAGTGGAAGGTGCAGCCGCTCAAAGGCGCCCGCTACCATCTGTGCGAGGCGACGCAGCGGCCGTGGAAGGCGGACTGGTACCGCAAGTGCTTCCGTGTCCTGAAGCACGCGCTGATGACCTTCGACCACGAGCGCGGCGCCGGCGGCCGCCTGACGCGCGAAGCGCAGATGCTGCTGGCGGGCGTCGACGTCGCCGGCGTCCTGTCCGCCGCCGGCCTGCACCCGATGCCGGCGCTCGCCGATCTCGGCGACAAGCACAGCCGCGACACATGCCTGACCTGGCTGTCGTCGGCCGAGGCGACGCGCCTGGAGAAGGCGGCCTTCTCCGGCCATGCCTTCGGCAAGGGCGAGGAGATCCTGAAGCACTACGTCGCGATCCCGCCGGAGCACGGCCGCAAGGGCCTGGCGAAGCTGGAGGCCTGGTACGCGGAGACACTGCGCGGAACTAGTCAGGCCAATGCCACAAGAGAAGGCTAGGAGGGCAATCTTGGAGCCGGTGTACAAAATTCCATTGAGTGACACTGATAGGGCGCTGCTGGGAACCCTATCGGCGACTTGGGGTCAGATGGATTACATGCTTCTTGTGGCAATAGCTTCGATGCTGAGGATAAGTCTTCGCGACAGCGAAACCATGATGGAAGGCGCTACCACTGGTCCTCGTATCGCGGTTTTCAAGAAGCTCTCGTCTACGCTAAAAAATGCCGAAAAGAGGAAGTCAGCGGCGAAGTTCTGTAGCAAATCGGATGAGATACTTGGCAAGCGAAATCACATAACTCATGGAATATGGGGTCTCTTTTGGCAGCCTGGAGCAGGTGATGGTCAACCAGCTTGTTATCACTCCCGAAACAAGTCGGGGTTGATCTACGCGTCAGAGCTGCCGGCAATTATCGACAGTGCTGTCGAGATCACCAACCTTCTTATTCGCTTCAACTCAGTGGGCGAAGGAGATGAAATTCTGAAGATGACCAATCGGCCACTGGTCATGGGTTACGGAAATCCGGAGGGGCGGTATCTTGGTAACCGAGGTGACGTTTTTCTGGATCTCGCGTCGCTCGGGCACTCACCTGAGAAGTGAGGCAAATCGCTAATTCTTACCCCGTTCTCACGGGACCTTTTGCTAAGCATTTGAAATGCTTAGCGTGCCCACTCACTCTTAATCAGCGGGTCACAGGTTCGATCCCTGTCGCACCCACCAAATAAATCAAACATCTCAGCGCTGAGTTCGCCCCGTTGGGGGCGAGAAGCCTGCTAACGCAGGTCTCGTGCATTGTGTGGG